CTTAGAAAAGAATACAACATTGTGTTTCATCCATCACAATTAGAGATGAACATAGAAGTCATGGAAGAGGTCAAGTCTTTCATCAATGATGATGTTGACATGGTAATACATTGTGCGGCTATAGTGGATGTTCCTTATGGTGAAACTCATCCGAAAGAAATAATACAAACCAATGTGATGGGAACTGTTAATATTACATTAGCATGTATGGAAAAAAATATAAGGTTGGTTTACATCTCAACTTCTCATGTTTTTGATGGTAAAGATGGGTTGTATAAACCTCAAGATCCCATAAATCCAATCGGTAAGTATGCTAAAAGTAAAGCAGCTGGTGAGTTGGTCAGTAGAATATATGATAATTCATTGTCAATCAGAACCGAGTTTTTACCTGTTGAGTTTCCATTTGAGTTTGCCTATGTTGATAAGTGGACATCGAAAGATTATGTAGATATATTAGCACCAAAGATAGTAGAGAAGTGTTTGAGTGATGAGACTGGCGTCTGTCATGTTGGTAGTAAAAGACGCTCGTTCTATGAGATTGCTATGGAGAGGAATCCCAATGTAAAAAAGGGTAACAGAACTGAAAACTTTTTAAAGGACACATCATTTCATGGGTAAGATATTATTAGCAATTACGACTTACAATCAATCCAATTACACTAGAATGTGTTTTGAGTCGTTGAAAAAATTAGACGATAATATGGATGTGATTGTAATTGATGATTTTAGCACAGACGATACCGTTGATGTTTGTAAGGAATACGGTTATGAATGTGAGACGAGAGATAAACCAATGGGATTGACTCATTCATGGAATAGTGCTTACAGTCATTTCAAATCTGATGATGAGTACGACTATCTGATTATTGCTAATAACGACATACTGATTCCAAAGGGTGCGTTAGGTGAGTTAGTTAAGTCGTTTGAACAATGGCCTTATTCAATGATTGTTCCGATGTCAACCACAAATGGTGTAGGTCACAATCCAACACAATCGATTGAAAATTATTATCAAGGTATGGCGCCATCTTGTAATGATCCTAAATACTATCAAGAGATACAAGACAAAATACTTGATGTAAAAGAACAGACAAGAAAATCCAATAATCTATACATACTGGATACTGCTAGAATGAAGATGTTCAACGGATTCTTTTTCATGATGAACAAAAACATAATTCAATATGAACAGAATAAAACCGACCTTTTCAAAACAGACAAAATTATGACCAAAAACGAAGACCAATTTAATTGGGATTGTTTGATATCAAATAATGATTTTCCAGCATTGTGTAAGACATCATTTGTATTTCATTACAAAGGTGTGTCCACATTCGATGTGTTTGATAACTACACAGAAATTTCTAACAATGTTGACGAGTGGAAACGACAAAGGGAATTGCGTGGTGGATAGGATAACTTATGGTAAGCACACCTATCAATTTCTTGATGTGGTAGAAAGTTGGTTTTGGAACGAAAGAATCTTACCCACCAGTGGATTATCAGCATTACATTTTGAAAAAACTTATGATTTGTTTGAAAGACAAAACGACCAATCAACAATATGGCATAAGTGTTTTTATAAGAAAATCAGAGAGGATAGTTCATTTAACAACATCTATACAAAGTTTTTAACCAATGTAATCAAACCAAGATTCAATGAGGAAATAGTATATCAAAAGATACCGACATTAAGAGTTCATCTGCCAGGTAATATTTCGGTTGGTGAGTTTCATAAGGATAAACATTATCGAAATGAGGAGTGGGCTGATAAAGTACAAGAGTTAAATTATTTCGTACCATTGACAAAGGCTTACGGAACTAATACGATATGGGCAGAGACACAAGAAGACTTGGGTGATTTTCAAGAGATAAGAGCAAACTATGGTGAGTGTGTGGAGTGGAGTGCTACAAAACTAACTCACGGTAATAAACAAAACCTGACATCTGTGACAAGAGTAAGTTTTGATTTCAGAATAATACCTAAATCGAGGTACATAGAAAGTAATCATTTAACAATCAACACCAAGATACCATTTGGTATTGGTGGATATTATGGGGTTTTATAGTGGATAAATTACAAGAGTTATTAACAATCACAATGGAAGAGTGTGGTGAATTAGTTCAGGCTTGTAGTAAAGCAATTAGATGTGAAGACTATCGTGATAATAAGAAACTTATCCAAGAGATAGCTGATGTCTATTGTATGATTGAGTTATTACACGAGTATGATTTGGTCAGTTGGGATGAGATTGATAAGGGTGTGTTAAAGAAAATAGAAAGATTAAAAAAATGGAGTAGTTTATATGAGTGACAAAGTAATAAGTTTTATACAACCAAGCAGAAACAATCTAAAGTATCTACAATGGAGTTATAACTCTATCAGAAAGAATCTTGGATATCGACATGAGATATGTTGGGCTGATGATTTTTCAAATGATGGTACATGGGAGTGGATGAATGAAATCATTAAGAAAGATCCGAATGTAAAGATACATAGGAATGAAGGACCTACACGGTTAGGACACACCATATTATATGATACGCTAGTAGATATGGCAACAAGTGATATCGTTATGATTTACCATGCCGATATGTATGCGTGTCCGGGTTTGGATGATGCCGTATTGGATAAGTTGACAAAAGGTAGTGTGGTAAGTGCTACGAGAATAGAACCACCACTACATCCAGATGGTCCTGAAAAGGTGTTAAAGGACTTTGGTATAGAACCTGAGGAGTTTGATGAACAAGGATTATTGAGCTGGATAAATGAAGAAAGACCAGAGAAATATACAAAAGGTATATTTGCTCCGTGGGCAATATACAAGGATGATTTCTTGAGTATTGGTGGCCACGACCCGTTGTATGCTCCACAATCAAAAGAGGACTCTGATATATTTAATCGTTTCGTGTTGGCTGGTTATGATTTACGACAGACATGGCAAGGTTTTGTGTATCACATGACCTGTCGTGGTAGTAGATTTGCTGATGGTGCCAAGAGAAATCCTGATGGTCAAGTATTCATGAAAAACAGAGAAACAGACGAGTGGTTAAAACAGAATATCAGAAGCACAAGAAACTTCATCCGTAAGTGGGGACATTTTGTAAAACATGATGAACATCTGGTACCGATAATACCACCCAAATATAATATAGGATTCGTGGTGGAGAATTGTGGACTTGAAGCGTTAAGTGCTTTAGAACCGTGGTGTAGCAATATCTATGGTGATTGGGTTGGACACAAGGGATTCCATGTGAACAAATACATTGAACAAGAACAACCAAATACTGATTTTAAATTAAGTAAAAGGATTCATTCACAACACACTAATCCAACAAACGATATCGTGGTTAGGTTTGATGCTTCAAAAATGACACAAGATAGTTGGAATGTGATACAAAACTTATCAGAAATAATCAAGGACTCTGGTCAAATAGGAGTCATGAATTTGGATGTTTTTAATTTTGAAATAAGAAATTTAAAAACATACGAAAAAGACTTGATTATTTGTAAGACTACATAATACTTATATATTGAATAGGAGTTATATAATGGACAAATTAGGTTTATATATTAATAATTTAATGACAACGATAGTCGACAGGGAAGAGAAACACTTTGTTAGGCAGTTATCATTTAACGAACTTCAAAAGCTAAATCATGACATTGGTAGTTTTTTAATCAAACATGATGATACATTTAACGGTGTGCCTGAGGAGTTAAGAGAAAAAGAAACAAATCAACAAGAACTATTCGAGGAGAATACAAATGCTAAATGAAGAACAACAATCAGAGTTGAAAAAAGTAAGAGACGCTTTGGACAATATTTACGACAGATTAAACATTGAGTTGTATGAAAAAGTCAGAGCCACAAAGGTGTCTTACAAGAAGGTAAATCCATCCGAATACATAACGGATAATTTACAGTATATTGTTGAAAAATTAAATAACCTATAGGAGCAATTATGTCAAATAATCACGCACAAGACAGATACGATCCACCAGCACTTGGTAGTGAATATGAAGAACAAATTTACGGTGATGTCGTAAAGGGTGAGGTTTTTAGATTAGAGCCAAAAGATAGTGCAAAAAGCTATCGTAAAGTCGATGAAATAAAGTGTCATGACATTCATGAGAATGTTACAGCGCAGTTTGAACCAAAGACAAAGGTATATGTCAAGTCGTAATTTTGAAAAACCTATACGGATTCCTGGCAAACATTCGGTCATCACAAAAAAGATGATTGAGGATGCTCAGTCCGTAACCAAATCAAATAGTGAGGCTGCTCGTTGGCTCGGTGTTCACTACTTGACATACCGTAAGTATGCGAAAATGTATGGAGTTTGGGAACAACATCTAAATCAAAAGGGTGTTGGAATCAAAAAAGGTTATGGTAAGTATAGAAAGCCTTTGGATGAATTATTAAGTAAAGACAGAAAAGTAAGACTTAGTAAAACATATTTAAAAAATAGACTAATCGGTGAGGGTTGGGTTCAAGAGGAATGCAGTTCATGTGGATATAACGAGGTGGTAATGGGAAAGACAAAAGTTTGTTTGACCATAGATTTTATAGATGGCAATCGTGATAATCATGATTTAGATAATCTAAGACTACTGTGTCCTAATTGTTACCTATCTTTCAACGGACATTTTCCATCATCAGGAGTATTTTACAAATGAAGAAAAAAGCAGTAATGATAAAACATTTCTATAGTGCAGATGGTGCACTTCATGTCAATGAAGAGATAATCGTTGAGGTGGAAAAGGGGGATTATTATCAAGTCCAATCAAAGATGGGTAAATTATATACCATTCCAAAACATATTATTAAATTTATTCCTTGACAAATTGATTATTTCTTCGTAAATTAATTACATGAAAAAAGTAATAAATTGTTTAAACGAAGATAATCCATTAATTAATAAAAAAGCTAAAGAGGTATCAGTTGAAGAAGGACTGGCTATTGCAGAAGAACTATTTCAGATACTTAACGAAAG